CTATAATACAGATGTTGGTAACACAGCATTTGTCATTGGTGATACACCATTCCGTTTACCGGCAGATTCTAACTCATTGAATAACTGGGGTAGCAACGCTGCACTTGCCGCAGATAACGGTGATCAAGGTGCGGTAACATATGATGACTATTTGGCATTCTTCTATCCAAGTGGGTTGACCAATGACAATACTGGTAACAAAATTGTTGTTCCGCCAAGTCACATGATGTTAAGCACAATCGTTAACAGTGATGCCGTAAGCTATGAGTGGTTTGCTCCAGCTGGTTTAAATCGCGGTGGAATTATCAATGCTACTTCAGTAGGCTACATTGATAGTACTACAGGCGAATTCCAAACAGTAAGCCTATATGAAAGCCTACGTGATATAATGGCCAGTGTTAAAGTTAATCCAATCGCAACACTAAAAGGTGCTGGCATTGTTAACATGGGTCAATACACACGTTCAAAGGTTTCTAGCGCATTAGATCGTATCAACGTAGCTCGCTTAGTAGGTTACCTACGTAGACAGTTAAGCATATTATCTAAACCATATTTGTTTGAGCCAAATGACAATCAAACACGTGGTGAAGTTAAAAATGCTGTTGAAAGTTTGCTATTAGAATTGGTTGGTCAACGTGCTTTGAATGACTTCATTGTAGTATGTGATACAAGTAACAACACACCTGCTACTATTGATAGAAATGAATTGCATGTAGACATTGCTATTGAACCAGTTAAAGCAGTTGAATTCATTTACATACCGCTACGTATCCTTAACACTGGTGCGATTGCGGCTGGTAACCTTGGGGCAGGATTTCCTGGCTCTGGAAGCAAATAATTAAGAATAAGGAGCATTTAACATGCCAGTTTCAAGTTTAAGTAATTTTTCAGTACCGTTAGCAAACAACGCGGGATCAAGTTCCCAAGGTTTGTTGATGCCAAAACTAAGGTATCGTTTTCGCGTTACTTTAAATGGCTTTGGCGTGGCTGGTAATCCTACAACAGAATTAACCAAACAAGTCATGAACGTGACTCGTCCAGAAGTTAGTTTTGAAGAAATTAAAGTGGCTGTTTATAACAGCACAGTAAAATTAGCAGGACGTCATAGTTTTGCTGATATTAAACTAAATGTTCGTGATGATGTTACTAATGCTGTTAGTAAAAAAGTTGCTGAACAAATGCAAAAACAATTTGATTTCTTTGAACAAGCCAGTGCAGCTTCAGGTATTGACTACAAGTTTGCCACACTAATTGAAATATTAGATGGTGGTAACGGTAGCTTTACTCCAAATGTATTGGAAACATTCCAATTGGACGGATGCTGGATTAAAACTGTTACATACCAAGGTGGGGATTACACAAACAATGATCCATTAGATATTGCTATGACAATTTGTTACGATAATGCTACACAAGTTGATGGAGCAGGAAACGTAACTGGTCTAGGCGTAAATATTGGACGTACAGCACGTACTCTAGCCATAGGTGGTTAATTTTAACTAAAGCAGGCAAAGCCAGGAGTAAAAATCCTGGCTTTTTTTATTGACTAAATAATTTTATGAGTAATGCGTTCACTAATTTTCTAGGAAATGTAACTGACGGGTTTTTAGGCAATCCATCGCCTACTATGAAAGACCGTGTACATGCCAGCAATTTATATGTTGCCAACACGTATGCTAGAGCACCAAAGTTAGGATTTCTATATTTTTTATCTTTTAACTACAATCAAAATGTTGTAAGAGATGCCGCCTGGGCCAAGACAGGCGAAACAGATGTTGGACTATTGGCTAAAAAAGTGGATCTCCCTAGATTTAAAATTTCCACTGATACGTTAAATCAATACAATAGAAAAACCAAGATACAAACTAAGTTAGACTACGAACCTATTAATATTGAATTTCATGATGATAACAGTAACCTTACTAGTGGGCTTTGGAGAAATTATTACAAGTATTATTACACAGATAGTACTTATGGCGGATCTAATGATTTTACAGTGGCTAGCTCTCCAGCAAAATCAAGTGTTGTAAAACAACTATTTGGCGGGTTGAGCGCTCCTGGCAGTAAAAAGAATAAAGGATCTACAGCTAAACCAGCTATGAGTCAAGCATATAGTGATACAAAATTTAGTTCTTCAAATTATCTCTATGGGTTGAGCAGTTTCCAAAAAGATCCGTTTTTTAGTAGCATAGATATCTATGTGTTACACCAACACAAATTTACACAGTTTACACTAGTAAATCCACTGATAACAGAATGGGCACACGACAATTTAGATCAAGACCAGGGCGGCAAGATTTTACATAATCGAATGACAGTGACCTACGAAAATGTGTTTTATCAATCTGGAAAAATTACCAAGGGTTCAGATTCTGGTGCGTTCACAAATTATTATTATGATACCACCCCTAGTCCATTAAGCATTGGTGGTAAAGGATCTAATTCATTGTTTGGCCCTGGTGGTATTGTCGCTGGTACTGAAGCAATATTTGGTGAAAATGGCGCAATCGCAGAAGGAAATTATCTAGGGGCCGCACTTCAAACTGTTACCTTACTTAAAAATGCGGCAAATATCACCAAGTCAAGTTTAGTATCAGAAGGTTATAGTATAGCCAATGGAGCATTGAACAGCATAGCAAGTGGTGGAAATCAACCAGGTGGTATTGGAAGTCAAGCGGCTGCGGCAATTAGTCAAACTAATCCAGGCGCGGCAATATTCTTTTCAGGTTCAAATAATTCCAGCGTAAATGGAAATATTGTAGCTTCACCAGTTAACACACGAAAATAATAATGGCAAATACCACATATAATAATATACCCTTTGAATCGGTACTCAGTTCAAACAGTACAGTACAGTCTTTTGACAGCTATTATAGTAAGCCTGTTGAATTAAATTCAGGAGTACTAAATGCTGTGACGGCATTCTTTACCAAGAGAGGATTCGATCCACAAGCCGCACAATCAATAGCTGTGATAATTATCAAACAGGCCAAAAAAGACAATTACAATCCAATGACTATTTTGGATACTATTTCAGGCTATGATTCAGCACAGATCAGCGCACTGGTCACTGAAATCCTAAACTACAATAGATATAAATCCAGTTTCCTTGGATATGCTTTGGCATTTGTTACCAATCCAGAAGTAGCACGTAATATTTTAGCATGAAATTTAGTCAAGGTGTATATCAGGTAAAGAACCCTGAAAAATATATGGGTAATAAGGCTCCTACATATCGTAGTGGCTGGGAATATACCTTTATGACATTTTGTGATAATAATCCTAGTATACAGCAGTGGTCCAGTGAAAGTGTTAAAATTCCCTACAGGGATCCGCTGACAGGAAAAAATACAATTTATATTCCTGATTTTTTAATCAGCTATGTGGATAAAAAATTAAAGAAACATGTTGAACTTATTGAGATAAAACCTTCAAATCAAACACTAGCTGAAAAAGTTGGAAAAAATCCCTATAATCAAGCTCAGTATGTTAAGAACATGGCCAAGTGGGAAGCTGCCAGCGCATGGTGTCGAAGTCAAGGAATCAAATTTAGAATATTGAATGAAACCGATATCTATCAAAATACTAAGAAAGTGAAATAAGTAAGAGTATGACAAAGAAACTAGAAGAAATATTTGATTTACCCGAAGACAATGGTCCTGTTATTGAGCCGCCATCGGGTCCAACAAACACACAGGTTATTAATCTAGAAGAAAAACTAGAAGAGTTTGATAAAATTGCTGCCGCCTTGCCTCGAGTAAAGGGCTTAGGCGACATCAGCGATTCGGAATTAGATGCCTTGGCCGCAAAAGCAGAACAGGCCTATGATGACCTAATGGACTTGGGCATGAATGTTGAAGCACGTTACGGAGCTCGTATGTTTGAAGTAGCCGCTAACATGATGAATGCCGCTATCACAGCTAAAACCAATAAAATAGAAAAGAAGTTAAAGATGGTAGATCTGCAGCTCAAAAAGCTGGCAATTGATAAGAAACACGGGAATGAGAGTGGGGAAACAGTTGAAGGTGAGGGTTATATACTTACAGATCGCAACAGCATCCTAGAAAAAATCAAAAATATGAATAAATAAATTACTATGAAAACTTTTAAAGAATATCTATCTGAATCTGTTGCTACACGCAAACACGAATTTCGTGTTAAGGTGGCTGGAGAATTTAGCGCGGATCAAGAATCAAAATTAAAATCAATGCTTGAACGTTTCCAAGTAGATGCTTTTAAAAAATTAAAAACTACCCCCGTCCAAAGTCTTCCACTAGACTTCCCGCAAGTACGTAACTGTGAAGTTACAATTTTTGAAGTTACATTGGATTATCCAACAACGCAACAGGAACTTAGAGAATATCTAAGTTCTGGTTTACAGATTAATCCAAAAATGTTGGCTGTGGTTCGTCCAGGCGAACCTAGCGAGCAATATCAAGAACCCGTAGTAGAACGCACTACTGCTTTGCTACATGATCCTGATTACAAAGAAGCCGGCAATCCAAATTTTGACGACTACTATGGTAGCAAATACAATAGTGGATTTGTAAAAGAATTGAATGACCTTTTAAAATTACAACGCAAAGTTCGTGGAGAAGTTATTCCTGAAGGTGAAGTCAGTCCTATCATGAGTAACGAAGAACAGCCATCGCACAGTCCAATCGCACAAACGGACTATGATCCAAGGAAGAAATAATATGCAAATGATCGACGTACTAAAGCGTTTGGCCGAACTAGACGCAAATAATCCAAATATAATTAAAGAATCACAGGCCGTTGAAGAATGTGGCCCAATGGGAATGATGAGTTCTCCAGAAGCTCCTAAAACTCCTGCTACTATCAACATTACTGCTGGCAGTGGTGAAGAATTGAGTGGTATGTTGGCTGCTATCATGAAACTTGCTGGTGTAGAGAAAGTCGGCGACGAACACATGGGCGTGGAACATGAGCCAGCAATCATGACAGCTGAGCCAAGTGTGGGTGTTATGCCTTCCGCAGGTGATGACATGCGTAGCGTATTGGATAAATTAAATCCAGAAGATAGCGAAGAGGAAACAGACGAAGGTATCGCAGACCGTATGTTTGACAACAGCCCTGATGAAGAAGTCGAAGGTCCAAATGCCTTTACTGATCACGGCGACTTAGATAAGAATCCAGCAATGGGTGGCGATACTGCTAAAAATCATGATACTCGTAGCCGTGTACGCAATCAACCAACTGCTACAATGGAAGAAATCACAGCCAATTTGTTTGATGAATACAAACAGTTCATGACTGAAAATATGGACAGCGAAGAATATGTAGCTTGTATTGTTGACTTCAACCGTTCGGGCCGAGCTATAGTAAGAAGAACCAAACCAATTAGCAAAGAAAGAGCGGAAGAAATTATTGCAAATACTAAGGCAAAAAATACATTTGTACATCCACCATTTATGACGATCTATCCAGCAAGTGCTGGAAATTTAGATGGTAGCACTATTATGAGACAGTTTCCAGACATGAGTAAAGAAGACAGCAAAACAGGCACAATGGAAGGCGAAGAATTAGATATTGATAGTTTTACTAACGGAAATGAACCAAACTTTACAGGTCGTGACGAAGAAGATTTTGATAAAGCTCAAAAAATGTTTGTAAACTTTCTTAAGAAAAAAGGTAAGGCAGTAGATTCAATTAACGATGATGCTTTTCCCGTACTTATAGCAATGTGCCAAGGTCAACCTTGTGCTTGGTATGATCTAGAAAATGCTCATGGATATCTTGCTCCATAATCATACTTTAGGATATAATCCCAATAGCCTCTTTGGAGGCTATTTTTTTCAGTAAATAACATTATGGGCTCAAAGAATCTCGATGGCGTTTTAATAAAAAAAGCGAATACAACACAAAAATGGACTGAAAAAGATATTCAGGATTTGATGCTATGTCAAGATCCTGTTGAAGGTCCTAAGTATTTTTTAAAAAACTTTTTCTATATTCAACATGCTACCAGAGGGCAGATAAAATACGATGCCTTTGAATATCAAGACGAACTGTTAGAAAGTTATCATACACATCGTTTCAGTGTAAACATGCTGGGACGACAGATGGGCAAAACTACCACTGCGGTGGGTTACCTATTATGGTATGCCATGTTTAATGCGGATAGCACTATTTTAATTTGTGCTCACAAGTTCTCTGGTGCTCAGGAAATTATGCAACGCCTACGCTATGCCTATGAAACTTGTCCTGACTGGATACGTGCTGGTGTTACCAGTTACAATAAACAAAGTATTGAATTTGAGAACGGTTCGCGCATTGTGGCACAAACAACCACAGAAACAACAGGTCGTGGTATGTCTATATCCCTGCTATACTGTGACGAGTTTGCCTATGTTGCTCCTAATATTGCCAGCGAATTCTGGACTTCTATCGCTCCTACACTGGCAACTGGTGGTAAGGCTATTATTACATCAACACCAAATAGTGATGAAGACCAATTCGCACAAATTTGGAATGAAGCAAACAAACGCATTGATGAATACGGTAATAGCACAGAATTAGGACGCAACGGCTACTATCCTTATATGGCTATTTGGAATCAACATCCAGATCGAGACAAGGTATGGGCTGACGAAATGCGTAGTCAGTTAGGCCCTGAAAGATTCGAACGTGAGCATGAATGTAAATTCTTGATCTTTGATGAGACGTTGATCAGCTCAATGTGTTTGTCAAATTTGGAAGGTGAAGAGCCTAAAATGAAAATGGGCCAAGCTCGTTGGTACAAAAAGATCAATCCGTCAAGCACCTATATCTGTAGTCTAGATCCCAGTTTAGGTACCGGTGGTGACTATGGCGCAATTGAAATAATAGAAATACCCAGTATGGATCAAGTGGCAGAATGGCATCATAATCTAACCCCTGTTCAAGCACAGGTTAGAATCATGCGCGACATGCTATTACATATTGACGAAAAATGTAAGAGTGCCAATGTAACCCCCAGCATTTATTACAGTGTTGAAAATAACACATTAGGGGAAAGTGCCCTAATGGCCATAGAAGCGCTGGGTGAAGAAAGTTTTCCAGGACTATTTTTGAGCGAGCCAGTCAAACGTGGGCATGTTCGTAAGTTTAGAAGAGGATTTAATACAACGCACGGCAGTAAAATATCCGCTTGTGCCAAGTTAAAACAATTAATTGAAACTAAAAAACTTAAAATTCGTAGCAAGGCATTAATTAGTGAATTAAAAACCTTCATAGGTGAAGGCGTGACATTCAAAGCCAAAGGCGGCCAGCACGATGATTTGGTTTCCAGCTTACTTTTGGCCATTAGAATGATCATGACCCTACAGGATTGGGATCCAGCAATCTACGACAAAATGCGTGATCAGGAGGGCTTGGAGGAACATGACTTGCCCATGCCTATTTACATATCCACATATTGATATAAATACTGGATATGAAACCTATTCAAATTATTAGCCAAGATTTATTCGACAAAGTTCGTAGCCGTTTCTCAAATTTAGAAATGGGCGATGAAACTGGCGCAGTGACTATTGATCCTGCAGAAGCACGTTTCTTTGATTTTGACTTTGTTATCGAAGGCAATAACATGGGCCGTGTTAGCATTAGTCTAAACGACCTAGGTAGTTTAAAAGTTTATTACAGCCAAGGTATTACTGAAAATCAAGATGATCCAATCAAACAACAGTGGTTCCATTTTTTAAAAGAAATGAGATTTTTTGCCATGCGTAGATTGCTACGTTTTGACACACGTGACATTGCCAAAACAAATCTTGATAAAAACGATTTTCAACATTTGGCCCAGACACAAGGCCCCAAGGAACAAGAAATGACAACTATGAACGAATCTAGATGGAACAGCAAAAGTTCTAAAAAAACCAGTCGTGCTGTTCAAGGACGCACAGAAGTTATTGTACGACATGCTCGTCCAGTAGATGAAGAATATGCGGGCAGTCGTTCACAACGTAAAAATATTAAGGCAATTTTTATTCAAAACGCAGACGGCGAACGTTTTAAATATCCATTTATTCACCCAGCCGGTGCGTTTGCCATGGCACAGCACGTAGATCACGGTGGAATCCCACATGATGAAGCAGGCAAAGCAATTATTAAAATGAGTGAGCAGATAGCTCAATTAGGCGAATTCCAACGTAAAGTCCACAGCGCAACGCTACACGATGATGCCACTGGCATCAAAGAACGTGCCTTAGGCCGACTAAATGAATTGAAGGCGCAAGTGGAATGTTTGGGAAAAAGAAACCATTACGAAAAATGGATGGAGACTTTTGAAGCTGATCAAGATGCCAGCACCATGATGGAACTTGACAGCGTGACAATGGAAGAATACAAACAAAAATTCACACAAACAAAATTTGAAGAAGAACTAACACAATATTTTCCACTTCTACATAGAATTATGAGTGAAACAAATACTGTTGATCTTGAAGATTATGTAAAAGAAGAAAAAGATGAGGAGTGTGATACATGTCACAAAGCCCCATGTGAATGTGATGACGAACAAGTCAAAGAAGATATTGACGCATTTGAAGAATGGGCCGACGCAACTGAGCAAGGCAAATTAACTGATGATGAAATTGAAACATTGAAAACAGCAGTCGAAGATTTACCAGATGGCAAACTACAATTAGGTCCACAAGGGCAAACAGCATGGCAATTTTTTAGCGAATTAGGTTTAGACTCAAGTGATTTAAAAGATAAATTTTCTAAAATGGCAGATGTAGATGATACCACAAATGCCATGGAAGTATTCAAAGCATGGGCACAAGAAGATTATCCAGAATTATTGGTAGCATTGGGTATGAGTGGCACTGAGCAACAACCACAATCTAACAAAGAAGAACCAACTGCAGAAAATGAAGAAATGGGTGGCATGCCTAACAAAACTATGCCAACTCGTGAAGCAGTTGTTAAAGAAGTTGCCAAATTGGTCAAGAGTCGTTTTAACGAAGACAATCCAGATGTAGGTCCATTTAACGGAAAAGAAAATATTGCCTTGGATGTTAAAAAGAAATGTGCCGAAATGTTTGGTGAAGAAGTTGGCGATCAATGTGAACAGCTAGCAATGGAATTCATGGAAAAACTTTCCAAGAAATGGCAAGAAAAACACGGCAAAGTTGAAGATGATGGTTTGGCAAGATTGAAAGAATTGTTGAACAGCGTCAAGGCAAAAGTAGAAAGTATTGGCGACAAAACTGACAACGGTCATGCTCCTGGCAATAATATAATGCCAGCTGAAGAAGGCCTAGGTGGTAAAATTGCCGCAGGTGCCGCACTATTGGCAGCATTATGGGGTGTTAACAATCACATGGCTAACCAAGCCTATGAAGCAAGCCCACAATTACAAAAATTAACACAATTTTATCAACAAGCAGAAGCACACCATGATGTGGCCAAAATGAAAGAACTTGAACGTAGAATTGAAGATCACAAACTTCGATTAGATTTGGGGCATGGCGAAGTTATGGGCAAAGATGGAAGACCAAAAGAAGTCGTTCCAGAAATGGCAGATATTTTGAAGTTATCCGGTTTGGCAAAATAAAATCAAAATGTAGCAAGATAACTCTTGCGGAGATAAATAAAAACGCATATACTAGTTGTATGCGTTTTTTCTTTTATAAGCAGTGTCTTATAAAAGAGTGGCATAACATTTATTATTAAGGAAAAACATTATGGCAACTTTAGCAGAAATCCGCGCGAAGCTTCAAGCTTCATCTCAACAAAACACTGGTAGCGGCGGTGGTGACAACGCAATTTTCGCACATTGGAACATTGCAGAAGGACAAACAGCAACAGTCAGATTCCTTCCTGACGCAGACCCAAATAACACTTTTTTCTGGATTGAACGAGCAATGATCAAATTGCCTTTCGCCGGTGTTAAGGGTGACACAAATTCTAAACCTGTAACTGTACAAGTTCCTTGTATGGAAATGTGGGGTGAGGCTTGTCCAATTCTACAAGAAGTTCGTCCATGGTTTAAGGACAAGAGCTTGGAAGAAATGGGCCGTAAGTACTGGAAAAAGAAGTCTTACTTGTTCCAAGGTTTGGTAGTTGATAGCAAACTACAAGAAGACAAAGTACCAGAAAATCCAATTCGCCGCTTTATTATGAGTAGCCAAATCTTCAACATTGTCAAAAACGCATTAATGGACAGTGAAATTGAAGAATTGCCAACTGATTATGTTCGTGGCTTGGATTTCAAGATTGCTAAGACCAGCAAGGGCGGTTACGCAGATTACACGACTTCAAACTGGAGTCGTCGTGAACGTGCTCTAAGCGAACAAGAATTGGCTGCAATCAAGCAGTATGGCTTGTTTGATTTGAAGAGCTTTTTGCCTAAGAAGCCAACTGATGTTGAACTCAAGGTTATCAAAGAAATGTTTGAAGCGTCAGTAGACGGTGAAGCATTTGATATGGATCGTTGGGGTCAATACT